AGTTATACCAGTAAGTCCAGCACTAGACTTAATATTAAATGGAGGTATTCCAGAAGGTAGTTTTGTTGTATTAACAGGTCAACCGAAGTGCGGAAAAACAACAACGAGTTTAGACTTCGCCGCTACCTCACAAAGAGAAGAATATGCAATTGGTTCAGAGCCTAGAAATGTATATTACTTGAATATTGAAGGAAGATTGAAAAAAAGAGATATTGAGGGCATACCGAATCTAAATTTAGATAAATTTGATGTTATAGGGTCTCAAACAGGTAAAATTTTACACGCAGAAGAATATCTACAAATTGGCGAAAGAATTATTAATGAAGATCCTGGATCTGTACTAATAATAGACTCTTATTCAGCTTTGTGTACTGAGGCAGAAATTACCAGTGATATGGATAAGATGCAAAGAGCAGATGGGGCAAAACTATTAGCAAAATTTTGTAGAAAAGTTGCCAATGTGATTCCTGTTAATAAAAATATTGTTATTGGCATAACCCATCTTATGGGTAATCCAACTGGATATGGTGCAGAATTTAAAGAAAAGAGTGGGCAGGCAATAGCTTATCAAACAGATATTAAGCTTAGGGCCAAAAGTTTTAAACCTTGGTTATTAGGTACAGACAATACTCAAATAGGTCAAGAAGTTGAATGGCAAACTATGTGTTCAGCATTAGGTCCTCCCGGTGGTAATATCACATCTTTTATTAGATATGGTAAAGGTATTGATAAAGAAATGGAGCTTATCAATCTTGCTGTGGATATAGGACTAATTAATAAGGGTGGAGCTTGGTACACACTATCGTTTATGAATGACGATAAGAACAAATTTCAAGGAACAGAAAAGGTCAGAAACTTTCTAATTGAAAATAAAGATATTTATGAAAATCTTTATCAGGAAGTCAAAAAGACTATGGGTATATAATGAATGTGATTGATTTGGACGGTAATAGTTCTATTTGGCAATTAACTGGTAATATGAGTAAATCTTATCAGCATAAGTCTAGTTATCATATTAAAGCCAGAGAAGTACTTAAAAAAATATATCCCACAATGCAAATTTTAGAGGAAGTTCCAGTACATGTCAGAAAATCAGAAGTTTTATATTTAGATTTTTATTTACCACTAAATCGTAAATGCATAGAAGTGCATGGTGAACAGCATTACGCATTTTCATCCTTTTATCATAATAATAAATTGTCTTTCTTAAAAGCACAAAAGAGAGATAAAGATAAATGCGAATGGTGTCGTGTTAATGGTATATCATATATAGAACTAGCTTATAATACTATTAATGAATGGGAGCATATCGTTGCAAACAACTAAAGAACAAGTCGAACAATGGGATAAAGTATTAGATGAATATGAGTCATCAATAGGTCTTGGTCAATATCAAAACACACACGGATTTAATGATCAAGAACTCAATATATATTTCACAATGAGTAGGGATCAAATTGAAAAATTAACTCCTGAAGATTGTGCTCAAATATCTTATAGACTAGCACAATACTCTTTTTACTTACAAAGAACATTAAATAGAGAAATCGCTAGATATAATTGGGCAGAAGAAACGGTGAAGGAGACGATTGCGGACGAGATTAATAATTATAAAGGTTATGGGTATTTAGAAAAATCTTACCAAGCAATTAAACATAATGACAAGGCACAGTCATTGCATAAAATACAAAAATACGCAAAACAGAGAATGGACAGATTATCATATCTGGCTAATGGTATTAAAAACTTATCTGATGTTATACTTTCAGTACAAAAAATAAAGGTGAAACATGCCTCTTGATAATGATGATATTAAACAATTAATCGCTATATTACAAAAAGGATTGTCTTCTGAAAATAAGACTAGCCCTACGACACCAACACAATCAGATTTAGAACATCAGATCAAACCCATTAAACGAAATGAACCAAAGACAGAAAATAAGTTCATTTCTCTGGGTTTTCATAATTTACATAAGGAAGACGTAGCAATAGATAAGATGCTACAAAAAAATCCTCCAACACCACGCAATAGACAATTTAAAACAATAGATGTCAAGTGCAGGGTTTGTGGAAGATCTGAGTCTATAAATCCTGCTGTTTTGTATGAGTCGCCAGACAGATATAAATGTAATAGGTGTTCCTCATCTCCAGGTTGAGACCATAATGATACTATCAGACCCTTCCGCTGAAAGAGCCTTACTATCTACCATATGTCAATATGGAGAATCTGTATTTTTAGAAATTTCTGATCTAATTTCTGAAACCACATTTACTATAGATAGTAATAAAATTATATTTCAGTGCCTAAAGCATATACTAGAACAAAATGCCAATACTATTATAGATATTGGTATTTTATACTCAGCAGCTAAAGATATTGGCGTTGATCATATTCTTCAAAGAAAAGAAGAAGTTCAACACTTGAAGGCTATATTAGATTTTCCAGCCAATAAAGCCAATGCAACAACTTTCGCCGCAAAAATTAAAAAACTAGAGATAGCCAGAAAGCTTTATAATGAATTAGAAGAAACCAAAGATAAAATCTTAGAAGTATCCGGACAAGAAAGTATCACTCAAATCTTAAGCATTGCAGAGGATGGTATTTTCAATTTTTCTTCTAAATTAACAGACAGCGATAATGGTCCAGCACACGTCGCCACAGATTTAGAAGCCTATATAGACAATCTAATTAATAATCCGATTAAACAAGTTGGTATTTCAACTGGATTCCCAGTATATGATTCTGCTATAGGTGGAGGATTAAGAAAAAGCACAATCAATGTCATAGCAGCTAGACCAAAAACAGGCAAAACGCTATTAGCTGATAATATGGGATTTTATATTGCTAATAAGTTAAAAATTCCAGTTTTAAATCTTGATACAGAAATGACAAAAGAAGATCATCTAAACAGGCTAATAGCCATGATTACAGAAATAGAAATATCAAAAATAGAAACTGGTAAATTTACAGATTCTACTGTAATGATAGATAAAGTAAACAAAGCTGTTGAAGAATTAAAAGAGACTCCTTTGTTTTATAAACCGATAGCGGGTAAGCCGTTTGATGAACAATTATCTATTATGAAAAGATGGATAGTTAAGGAGGTCGGCTTAAATACTGATGGATCTGCTAAACCTTGTGTGATTTTTTATGACTATTTGAAACTTATGGATAGTCAGGGCATTGGTCAAGATATGAAAGAATATCAAGTTTTGGGTTTTATGATGACGAGTTTACATAATTTTGCGTGTAAATATCAATTACCAATTGTCGCATTTGTTCAATTAAATAGGGATGGTATTACAAAAGAAACAACCGACACAGCATCAGGATCAGACAGAATTATATGGTTGTGTAGCAATTTTACCATTTTTAAACGTAAATCCGATGAAGAAATAGCGGATGATGGTTCTGATTCTGGAAACAGAAAACTGATTCCTGTAATTAGTAGACACGGACCAGGAATAGAGGATAATGACTATATTAATTGTCATATGAAGGGTTGGTGTGCAAAAATTATAGAAGGTAAAACAAGAATAGAAATTATGAATAATAATGGAGGATTTGTTACTAATGATAAGCAATTTGGCTCACAACAAACAGAAAATGAAAAAATCGACTTCATTTGATCAAAATAAAATTAAAATTATTTGCGATAAATTATGTGATCGTATAGAAGATTTATTAGAACATTTTAATCTCGAATTTAAGACTAATGGTAAATTTATCTCCATGAGTTGTCCCATACATGGCGGTGACAATAATAGCGCATTAAATTTGTATCATGTAGGAGATTTTTATAGGGGCAATTGGAAGTGTCGCACACATCACTGTGAGGAAACGTTTAAGGGATCGATTATTGGTTTTATTCGTGGAATATTATCTAACAGAAATCATAATTGGTCTAAAGATGGCGACGAGGGCTGTTCGTTTAAAGAGGCTCTGGATTATGCTACAAATTTTCTAAATGTATCTCTTGATGATATTAAAATCAATAAAAATACAAAAGACAAGAATACTTTTGTAAACAATGTTAAACTTCTTCAAAAAACTACCATTAATAATAAACAGGGTATTCTACGACAAGATATTAGGAATCATTTACGTGTTCCTAGTGAATATTTCTTATCAAGAAATTTTGCTAAAAACATACTAGATAAATATGATGTTGGCGATTGTTTGAATGCCAATAAAGAAATGTTTAACAGGGCTGTGGTACCTGTATACGATATTGATCATAAATTTATGGTAGGGTGTACAGGACGTAGTATTTTTGAAAAATGCACCCAATGTAAATCTTATCATGATGGTGAATGTCCAGATGAAGAAAACAGTTGGAAACACAGTAAATGGAGACATAATTTTGGCTTTAAAACTCAAGACCATTTATACAATTACTGGTATGCTAAAAAATATATAATGAATTCAAGCACTGTTATACTGGTAGAAAGTCCTGGTAATGTATGGAAACTTGAAGAAAATAATATCCATAACAGTGTGGCATTATTCGGCTCAAATCTAACAGATAGACAGAAAACTATTTTGGATATGAGTGGCGCAATGACTATAATTACTATTATGGATAATGATGATGCTGGTATTAAAGCAGCTAAATTAATTCATGATAAATGCCATAAAACATACAATATTAAAAATATTACCATATCAAAAAATGATATAGCCGAAATGACATCCACAGAAATAGAAAAAGAAATAAAGGTATTTTTATGACACAGATAATTGCTTTTGCCGGAAGAAAACAATCCGGTAAAACATCATCATCAGAAATGATTCTTGACTTTTATGATAAAGTTGTTGGTAATAGTACAGGAATTAAAATATATAACTTTGCCGATCCGTTAAAAAATGATATTTGTATGAAAATTTTAGGATTATCACACGAACAATGTTATGGCGATGATAATTTTAAAAATCAAATCACAGATTTGCAATGGGACGGAAAACAAATGACCGCCAGAGAGGTGATGCAGTTTGTCGGTACCGATATTTTTAGAAAAATGAAACCAAATATCTGGGCCGAAGCCACTATTAATAAGATTAAGACAGAAAATCCTAAATTAGCTATTATTGCAGATTGTCGATTTCCTAATGAGGTTGAAGCCGTTAAAAAGGCTGGTGGCATTGTTATCAAGCTTATGCTTAATCCACACAACTCTGACCATGATAGTGAAACAGCATTAGACCAAACAAACTATAACCATAAAAATTTTGACTTGGTTGTCTATAACCACAATTTATCTGTATCAGATAAAAATTATGCTATACTCACTTTTCTAAAAAAGAAAGGGTTATTACAATTATAATAACATATTTTCGTAGCTCGTCATTCAATACTCATAGCTTATGTGAGCAGCAATACTTTATAGAGTATGTGCTTGGGTGGAGAGGTCCATCAAATCAAAAAGCAGATAAGGGAACCATAGTACATAAAGTACTAGAAATACTAGCATTTATTAAACAAACAGAACAAAATAAAAATACTCTTTTTACTGATGATATTGCTGGAATAATTAATATTAATAATTATAGTATATCAGATATATTTGATATCGTATATAACCATTACACAAAAAATAATAGTCATCATCAATGGAAAGATAAAGATAAGGAAGATTGCTTAAAGTGGGTTAATAAAACATTAGAATTTAATAATGGTATGTTTGATCCTCGCAATCGGAATATAATTTGTCCAGAACAACATTTTGATTTTATCATAGATAAGCCTTGGGCAAAATATTCATATGATACTGAAGATGGAGTACTAGAAGGAAATTTAGCCTTAAAAGGCACGATAGATTTAATCACACAAATTGATGATAATTTTTTTGAAATTATAGATTGGAAAACAGGAAGAAGATTAAACTGGGCGACAGGAAAAGAAAAAACACAAGAATGTCTCGAAAATGATCCACAACTAAGAATATATCATTATGCTGTAAGCCATCTATATCCTAATATAGACAATATTATGATTACAATCAATTTTATAAATGATGGCGGGCCGTTTTCTATGTGTTTCCAAAAATCAGATCTAATAAAAACTGAACAAATGCTAAGAGATAAGTTTGATAAAATTAAAGCCGTGAAACGACCATATCTTAATAAAAGCTGGATGTGTAAAAAGTTATGCCATTTTGGCAAAACCACATTTGAAAATACTAATATTTATCCATTAGAAGAATATAGGGATGGAGAGTCTACTCCAAAAGGACAAACAATGTGTAAATGTGAACAAATTGCTCATGATGTACAGTTGCAAGGAATCGATTCTGTGATAAAATACTATAAACACCCAAATCACACTTTTGGATTTTATAAAGCTCCTGGTGAATAATGTCATATATTCCATTACACGTTCATTCTCATTATAGTTTACAATTAGGCTTATCTAAACCTAAAGATATATCTGATAGATGCTTGTCTCTTGGTATAAAAAGTTGCGCCTTAACAGATAGTGGCAATATCTCAGGAGCCATAGCTTTTTATAAAGAAATGACAGCAAATAATATTAAACCAATTTTAGGTTGTGAAATTTTTATTACTGATCATGATGCTTCTATAAAAAATACTGAAAACGAATCTTTGTCAAAGATTACTATCTTATGTAAAAATCTAAAGGGATGGCAAAGCCTGATTAATATAGTATCACAAACTAACTCGGAACAATTTTTTCACAAAAAACCAAGAATAGATTTAGAAAATCTACAAAAATTAGTAGATAATGATTCTTTAATATGTATTACTGGATATTATGGATCTTCTTTGTGGAAGAATACAACCTCTGATAATCAATTGAAATTAGATTGGGAAAATATAGCAAAACATCATATTGAGCAATTGAATAGTATTTTTGGTGAAGAAAATGTGTTTATAGAGATACAATTATTTAATGACTATTATAATCAATTAAATGTTATGGAAGAATTCCGATTACTATGCAAACAAGAAAATTGGAGGCGTATTGCTGGTATAGATAGTTACTACTGTAATAATGATGACCATGTTGACCAGAGAATAGTATTGTGCAGTTCTCTCAAAACGACACTACCAGAAATATCTAAAAAGATTTTATCTAATATCGATACTGGATTTAATCATTTTTTTAATTCTGATAAATACCATATATTAGATAATGATACGGTGTCTCAGCTTTATGATACAGAAGAGATAGAAAATACTTTTTTGATAGATTCGGCGTGTGAAGCATTTTCCCCTCTTGGTCAACATATTTTGCCCAATTTTATATTTCCCAAAGAATTCAAAAATGAATCAGAATATTTAAGACAATTATGCCGTGACGGATGGAAGCAAAAAATAGACAAAAAAATTGATAAAAACGATCAACAAATATATATAGACAGAATCAAGTACGAACTAGAGGTATTAGAAACGGCGGGTTTGTCCAGCTACTTTTTAATAGTACGAGACATATTGGAATTTGTGAGGTCTAAAGGGTGGATTCCTGGGCCGGGTAGAGGTAGTGCTGCTGGTTGCTTGGTATCATACTTAATAGGTATTACAAATATTGATCCTATAAAGTATAATTTATTATTTGAAAGATTTTATAATGCTGGTCGTAATACCAAAACTAGAGTCTCCATGCCAGATATTGACGTTGACGTTCCTATTAATCAAAGAGATACTATTATTCAATACATTAAAGACAAATATGGTCATGATAAAGTATCTCAAATGATTACATTTAATACTCTCAAAGGACGAGGGGCTTTAAAAGAAGTCTTAAGGGTACATGATAATATATCTTTTGAAGAGATGAATAATATTACTAAACATATTCCTGACGAGGCTAAAATAGCTGACGAATTACAAGAAATTAAAGAAGAAGAAGGATCGGCGTCTATTATAAAGTGGGCTTTAGAGAACGATCCAGACAAATTTAAAGAATGGTGTCAAATTGACGAAAACGGACAATTAAATGGTCCACTTGCCAAAAGGTTTGAACAAGCTATTAGAATGGAGGGAACCAAATTTCATCAGTCAAAACACGCTGCTGGAGTGGCAATATCCGCTAAACCTTTAGGTTCAATTTGTCCAATGATCTTTGATACTAAAACCAATCAAAATATTGCTGGTTTAGAAATGAATGATTTGGACGGTTTAGGAGTAATAAAGTTTGATATTCTAGGCATAGCATTGCTAGACAAAATTATGTTTGTGAATCAATTAATAGGGAGTTATAAAAAATGAAATTTTCAGAATTATCAGTTGGAGATCAGTTTACATATAAAAATACAACATATACTAAAACCGAACCCAAAAAAGTATCATGTTGCAAAACTTTAAATGCTGTTAATCTCAGCAATAACCAAAAAGTAATGATCAAGCCAATTGAAGAAGTAGAGAAAATCAATAGTGATAACTAATAATATTTGTGTGTTCGATTTTGAAACCGATGGTTCTGATCCGTCGGTATGTAGTCCTGTTCAGCTATCTGCTGTAATTGTAGATACTCACAGATTAGAAATTATAAAAGATTCAGAGTTTAATGTATTTCTAAGGCCAGAAAGAATAGAAAATACAAAGACTCCTGATATCAGTCTCTATAATGATAGTGATATATTAGAGTGGCATGCTAAAATTAAAAATACTACCAAAGAGAATATATTTGATTCTTGGGTAAAATATCCAGAACAAAAATATAGTTGGAATCAATTTGTTAATTATTTGGACAATTACCACACTAATATTAGAAAATCCAAAAGTCAGTTTTCTGCTCCTATAGCTTGTGGCTATAATATTATTAGATTTGATATGAAAATTATCAATCGTTTAAGCCAGAAATACAATAATACAAATAAAGAAAATAATACCGACTTATTTCATCCAAGAGATCAAATAGATTTAATGGCTGTTAGTTGGTTATGGTTTGAAAACATATCAGATATTAAATCATTAGCACTAGATAATCTAAGAGACTATTTAGGTATAGACAAAACTAATGCTCATGATGCAACAAAAGATGTTAAGGACTGTGCAAATATTTTAATTAGATTTTTACGACTACATCGTAATGTAGGTTCCAAAATAAAATTTAAAGACTCATTTCTAAATTCAGCTCAATGATTGACTTTGAAAATATTGATCTATCGTGTCCAAAAACATGGGATCTTATTGGTAGTGGGGACACTAAGGGTGTCTTTCAATTAGAATCCAGACTTGGACAAAGTATGTCCAAAAAACTGAAACCACAAAATATTGAGCAGTTAGCTGCTCTTATTAGTATCCTAAGACCAGGATGCTTAGAAGCCGTTAGGGATGGTAAAACTGTTAGTAACCATTATATAGACAAAAAGAATAATAAAGAATCTATCGACTACTTTCATGAGTCTTTGGAATCCATTTTGTCTGAAACATTCGGGGAAATGGTTTATCAAGAACAGGCTATGCAAATTTGTCAAAAAATTGCTAGTTTCAATTTATCAGAAGCGGACATGTTGAGAAAAGCTATTGGCAAAAAAAATCCGCAAGAAATGGCCAAGATTAAAACTTTGTTTATACAAAAAAGCAAAGAGACTAATATGGTTAATGAGTCAGAAGCAGAGCAGATATTTAGTTGGATAGAAAAAAGTCAAAGATACTCTTTTAATAAGAGTCATGCTATTAGTTATGCTCTTAATGCTTATGTATCAGCATATGCAAAAGCTCATTTTCCACTTCAATTTTTTACATCTTATTTAAGGTTCGCAAAAGATAAAATCGACCCCATGAGAGAAATCAACGATCTTGGAAATAATGCTATTGAACATAATATTAGAATATACAGACCCGATTTCACCAAAATGAATAAAGAGTTTGAATTAATTGATGATATAATTTATTTTGGTTTTACAAATATAAAGGGTGTTGGAGAGTCTGTATTTAATAAAATTAAGGATATAATCCAAAACAATAATCTGGAAATATCTAACATGTGCCTAAACGAGATATTATTCTGGATTCTGGATAAAATCAATTCAACAGCAGCTAAAAATTTAATATCTGTTGGAGCATTTGATTATTTGAAAATTTCTAGAAAAAAAATCCTATTTTACTTAGACACAATATCACATCTGAGCAATAGAGAAAAAGAAATAATTATTAATAATATAGATCTAAACTCAACACTAATTGATATTTTACATAAGGTCAAAGATAGTACAAATAAAAGAAGAAAAGAAGTTATATTATCACTGATCAATGCTTTAGAAGCGCCCGCATATAGCTTGGATGATAATTATGAATGGATAGCAAATACTGAAAAACAACTATTAGGAATAGCGATTACCTGTTCTATTATAGACGCCAGAAATACAGAAGCGGCTAATTGTGACTGTCAAAGGCTCAACAGAGACAGAGTGTTACCTAAAAATATTCTAATAGCATCAGAAATAGCTAATATTAATATTGTAAAAACAAAAAAGGGAAAAAACCCTGGTCAAGAAATGGCATTTATAAAAATAAGCGATGGAACAGGTTCTGCTGATATTATTGTATTTCCAAAAGAATTTGATAACATAAGAAATATCTTATATGAAGGGAATACTGTAATGTTTAGTTTGGAACAATCAAAAAATAAAGACTCAATTTTTGTAAAGAAGTGTTGGCAAATCTAGTTGACACCTCATGGTCTGTGGCTACTATATCTATAGAGTTGGTTTTACTTCAAAAAGGAGATATTTATGAATCTTGTTATTTTGCGTGGAAATTTGGCTCGTGATCCGGAACTCAGAACTGTTAATGCTAGCAACAAGTCAACATCTGTTGTTAATTTTACAGTAGCAACTTCTAGAGAGTTTACTAAACAAAACGGTGACACTGATAAAATTACTACTTTTGTTCAGTGTGAGGCTTGGGACAGTGGTGCCGAAGCAATTGCCGATACTCTGAAGAAGGGTGATCTTGTAATGGTTGAAGGATCTTTACGAAATGACTCGTGGGAAAAGGATGGAGTAAAGCACTCTACTTTAAAGGTTAGAGTAAATAATTTTGCTAAGTTAAATCGTGGTAATGGTAAGAAGAAAGATAAGGAACCAGCAGAAGTCGTTACTGCATTCTGAAATTATCTAAGTACAAAAGATCCTCGCTAGGACGGCGGGGATTTTTTGTATTATTTTCTGAAAGATTTTATGAAAAAAAGAATACTTATGTGTGGAGAATCCAGCCATATTACTTCTGGATTTGGTAACTACACTAAAAATATTCTACAAAGATTACATGATACTGGCAAATACGAAATAGCAGAATTATCTTGTTATAGAGATAGTTCAGTATCAAAAACAGAACCTTGGACAGTATATCCGGCGGCCGTACCAACCAATCATCCATTATATAAAGACTATATTGGTAATGATGCTAACCAGTTTGGACAATTAGTATTTGATTGGGTATTATTAGATTTTAAGCCTCATATTGTTTTTGATATCAGAGACTTTTGGAATTTTACATATCAAGAAACATCAGTATTAAGACCTTTTTATAATTGGATTATAGGACCAACCTACGATTCATCTCCACAAAAACTGGAAACCTTGAATCTATTTGGTAATGCTGATCTTGTATGTTTTCATACCGAATGGGCCAAGCAGGATCTGCTTAATAAATTTCATTATCCTCATCAAAATCTTGGTCCAATAGTTAATGACGCCGTAGATCATAATGTTTATAAGCCAATAGGATATAGTAAAAGATTTCATAAAATTAAATACGATATACCTCCAGATTCATTTGTTATTGGATCTGTAATGAGGAATCAAAAACGCAAACTGATTCCTGATATTTTAGAAGTATTTAGTAAATTAAGACACAACAATTTAGATAAGAATATATTATTATACTTGCACACATCTTATCCCGATGCATTAATGTGGGATCTTCCGTCTCTGCTATTAGAGTATAAAATAGCAGATAAAGTTTTACTAACACACATATGCAAAAATTGTCATAAAATTTTTCCTAGTGTTTTTCAGGGTGTTCGTTCTGTTTGTAGACATTGTAATCAAAATAGTGCATTTATAGCAAGTTTAAGAAATAGTGTATCAGAGGATCAGTTGTGCGATATATATAATTTATTTGATGTATATGTTCAATATGCTATTTGTGAAGGTTTTGGAATTCCTCCTGTAGAAGCTGCCGCATGCAAAAATCCTATTATTAGTATAAATAGCGAGGCTATGGGAGAAGTTGGAAAAAATATCAACGCTGAATTAGTTGATGTGTGTAGAGTATTTAGAGAGCAAGAAACTAATGCTAAAAGATCATATCCAAATAATGATCATCTGTACTCTATATTAGAACGGTATATGAATATGCCAATAAACGAATTAAATAAAATAGGCGATGGTTGTAGAAAAAAATGTCTACAAAATTATCATTGGGACAAGACAGCAAAAACATTTGAAACCATATTTGACAGCGTAGATGTTTCATCAAAGATTCCTTGGGATGCTCCTCAGAGACAAATTAATATGTCATATAGCATTAGTGGAGTATCAGATCATAGAACTTGTATATATGATATTATAGATAATATTATTCAAGAGCCGTATCTAAAAAATACTTATTTTATTGAAGAACTAATTAGGAGTGCTAATGATGGATTTGTTCAAAATGGCACAAAACAATTTGTCTTTAATATTGAAAATTATATTAAAATATTGGAAACATATGCTAAAAATAAAGTATCTATAGAAACTGTTAGAGTAACGGGTTCGAGTTCTTTACCAGATGCATTTAAAGATATTATTGGATATAGTAAATAATGAAAAATATTTTATATATCGGTCAATATTATGATAACAATGGACTAGGGGCATCCTGTAAAAGATATATACAGTATTTATCTAATAATCCAAAATATAATTTAGCTATCAGACCAATATATGTTACACAAAATTTAATTGCTAAACAAACAAGTACTGATACATACAAAGAATATGAAGTCAATACATTTAAAACATATGACACTTTAATACAACACATACTACCAGAGTATATTGAATATAATAGTAATTTTGGTAAAAATATAGCCATTACTGATATTGAAACTTTGAATATCAAACACTCTGGATGGATAGATAAATTAAATTTGATGGACGAAGTATGGACAGGTTCACAATTTTCTGCTAACAGTTTAATTTCTAGCGGATTAACAGCCCCAATAAAAATTATACCAGAACCATATAATCTACAAACATATAGCAATAAAAGGGATGGTTTTTTCGGTTATCATGAGAATCCATTTATATTCTATACCATAGGTCAATATACTGAGAAAAAAAATATTAAAAGTATAATTATGGCTTATTTATTAGAATTTAATAAACAAGACAATGTAAAGCTATTTATTAAGACATATGATCACAGAAAAACCAACGAAGATCTAGAGCATATTGTTAAATATGATATGTCTAATATTAAAAATATTATTAGAAAACCTAATGATCATTATCCAGATGTTGACGTGTTGTGTGGATATTTGTCTGATAATGATATAATAAGACTCCATCAATCCTGCGATTGTTATATTAATTTTGCTAGAGCAGATAGCTTTGGCGATAACTCTATAGAGGCTGCTCTATGCAACAGTGTGGTTATTAATACTAAAAATATAGGATCTAATACATATTTTAATTCTACTAACGCTTTAATGATTAATAGTACAGAAGTTCCCGTATTATGTTCAAATACTATGATTAAGAATATTTTTACAATGTACGAGAAATGGCTTGAGCCATCTATTAATGAGCTAAGAACTAATATGCGTAAAGCATATAATCTATCATTAACACAAAAACAAGAATTACAACAAGCATTTGATAAAGAAATTTTTTCATATAAATTTATAGAAAAGCTAATACCATGATAGTATCATCTATTCTATATAGAGAACAACTCAAAATTACAGATAAAATTAAGGTTTTATGGACACCAATTAATACTGAATTCGAAGATTTTATTAAATCTGCCGGATGCGAATTAGTGAATTTTTCCCAGCTATATTATGGCGATAATATTCCAAACTTAATTATTTGTAATAATAAAATAGAATTCCATAATGACTGTGCTAGCTTATCTAGAAAATTACACTTACCAGTATTATTAATTGATCATACGATTAAAAATCCATTGTATGATAATGAAAAAATAAAACAAATGAATCACTTCCCATGTATGCATCATATATGTATTAGTAAAAAGGTGAGCGACTCGTGGGATCTAAAAGACGTTCAGATATTATCTTATAATTCTAAAGATGAGGATAACATAAAAATATGGCAGAATCTACTGTTCCAAATAACGAAAAAGATGTTCAAGATTTAAATAATAAAAAACTATTCCTGCATCTTATTAAGCCAGATTTTATCTCTGTGGGCAGCGAATATGAATCAGTAACTAATATAGATACGATTCCTGATAATAGTTGTAATGAAATTATTATTAATGATTTATTAGATTACTTATCATATAATGAAAGTACTAATATATTAGATCTTTTAATTAATAAACTATGTACAAATGGTAGTATTATTATACAGTCTGTTGATTTATACCAATTAGCAACAGCGGTAACATTTAACGATATAGATTTGGACACAACCAAAATAGTATTATACCAAAATAAAAAAGCCATATATACCTTGTATGATATAGAATCTGAACTAAAAAATAGAAAGCTAAATATTGTAGAAAAAAAATATATAAACATATTTGAATACTATATCAAAGCCACAAAATGATTAAAGAATGCTCAGTAATATTACTTGACACGTTACCAGATAAAAAAATTAAATCTTTAGGTAATAGATGTTTAATTCAGCTTAAAAAGAATACTAATATTCTAGATTATCATATATCTATTTTAAATAAAATATTTTATAATCCAGAAATTATACTTTCTTGTGGATTTGAAAATAAAAAAATAAAGAAATATTTATCTAATAAAAAATATACTAATATTAAGTATTTAGAATATGATATGAATGATACGTCCAATATTGGTGCTTGCCTTAAGGAGGCATTAAGAATGGTTAAGGGTTCTAGAAATTATTTGATTATGAACACAAATCATATATTACATAGTTTTGCTATTAATAAAATTAAAGAAGCCTTATCATATAATAATTCTTTTATTATGCATAATAGTAGTAAGGGTGATATTGGGGTTATAATAAATAATGATCGTTTAATTAATTGCTATTATGATTTACCTAATAGTCTATATGATATTCTGTATATTAATAAAAAAGACTTTGATATATTTAATGAACAAACTTATGATATTAGTAAATTATATCTATTTGAGATTATCAATTATTATATAGAAAGAGGTATGGAGTTAAGACCCATCCGAATAAATAATAAAGCGATTACCGTTATCAATAATATGCAAAATATAGAAAGAGTAAAAAATCAATTATGTTTGAGATAGCATTATTTAGTCATAAATTAAACAATACTGACTCTTTAGCATTAAAGATTTATGAA